AAGCGATGTACCTGAGATGGAGTTTGTGGAGGTGGGCAGCGAAGATGAAAACTAAAGCATTACCACATAACCTGCATTCTGAGCGAGCTGTATTAGGTGCATGTCTTCTTGACATTGACTTTCAAAAGTTTGCGGCGAGAACATTAGTTTCAGATGACTTCTACGACGCTCGACATCGAGATGTATTTCGCTTTATTCAGAAAAATGTTGTAGCAGGTGAGTTAATCGACGTGGTAATATTCTTGAATCGCATGCAAGGAGCGACACAAACTGAAGCGGCAGCATATCTTGACTCATTGCCATCACTTGGCACAGCAGCACATCATTTGCAGATCATACGTGAGCAAGCTATACGACGACGTCTAGCCGTTGGCGCTCATGAGATTTACCGCATGGCGATGGATCACAATAAACCAATAAACGAAGTTACCGAAGTAGCACATCAGAAAGTGCTTGAATGTATGAACGGTGAGCGAATTGCTGTGTCAGATCCTGAGATACACCAAGAAGCATATGAGCAAATGGTCAGATCGTGGGGCGGCTTGCCAATCTTTCAAATTGGCATAAAAGAAGTGGATGACGACATCGGTGGCGGCATATTTCCTGGTGAAATCATGGTCATCGTTGGCGGTGAAGGTAGTATGAAGACGTCACTTGCATTACATGCAGCAGATCATTACATACAAAATGTAGGTCGCAAGGTGTTGTTTCTTTCGCTCGACATGCCAGCGTATCAGATTAACAACCGGCGACTTATGCCGATTATGAATTGCAACGAAAAAGCGATAACAGAACATGCGATCAACGACACTGAAGAATACCGCATTGCTCGAGCTAAAAGAAACAAAATTGATAAAGGACTATTTCGAGTTGTGCACGGTGAATATACTATCTCCGACCTTGAACGCATTATTCAATTCGAGATGCCATCAGTCGTAATTCTAGATTATATGACGGCTGTATCAGGTTTTGACGACGAGCTTTCGGCGGCACGTGGTGTAACGTCAGCATTGCGACGGTGGAAGCGTGAATTTGGATGTTCATTTCTTGTTCTTAACCAAATGAGTGAAATTGCACTAGCAAACCAAAGAAAGGGTGACGTTGGTACAGGACGTGGACTTGGGGGAGGATCATTGAGACGAGCAGCTGACGTCGTGCTTGAGTTATTTCGAGATCGAGTTGAACAAGAAGCGCAAAGAAGCTTTTGCCCAGTCCAACCTCGCATAGTTTGTAGCGTTGTAAAGACAAGACGAGGAGCAGCTGGGAAACATTGGAGTTTGCATTACGACGGCAAGATTATGAAGTTCTTCGGTACTGCAACGCAAGTAAAGCTTAGGAGCAAACAAAAATCAGAAACGGTTTATACGGATATTGAATTTCCTGTATAGGAGGGGTTAAGTATGGCGCAACAAAAGCAAATTTTCGATGGCCGTATCAGAATTTGGAGCGACAATTGTGAGTTTGTAGCGGAGTATAAAAAATACAATGAACACATTGACGATGAATTGGTATGTCGATATTATGCAAAGTCAAATAGCGTTACGTCGGTCGTAGAGAGCTTATTTCGTGAGCTCATCGATGACGGAATAATAACAGTTGGCACGAAGTAATGAGCCATTTAATTTAAGTAAACCATGAACATCAAGCGAGCCGCGGATGGGAAGAATATCACGAGCAGGGAGCGTGTCACGATACTGCAGATAACCGCTTGGGGTGAGCTAGCGGAAAAAGTAGCGCAAGAATTCAAAAAAGGTGATGCTATTATGGTACGTGGTAAAAGCAAAACTAGAACATATAAAGACAAAGATGATCAAAAGAAGAGCATTACCGAGATTGAAGCTAAAGAAGTGTTAAAGCCAGTTTACGTCTCAATGACGATAAAAGCGAAAGACGAAGAAAACGTTACTTTCGAAGACGAGATGGAGGACGAAGCGGATATACCGTTTTGAGGGGGGTGAGGTGGAGCTGTAATTTTGAAAATTTACCATCTAGGATGGCTCACAAGCATGCAAACTTTTTTGAGAGGTATAAATATACCTTTTTTAGTTTCAAATTGAATGTGGGTCATTCTAGATGTGGTAGGTATACAAGAAATAGAGATAAAGAACGCTTGACAAGTTACTATAAAGTCATATAATGTAGATATATACCAATAAAGAGGAGGTGAAAACAATGGAGGATATGAAATGTAAATTAATGAACTTTCGCATATCAGAAGAATTAGCTCGTGAGTTTAAGTCAAGGGTAGCGAAGGAAGGAACGAATATGACAAGAAAAATATTAGAGTGGATCGAAGAGTACGTAGAAAACTGAAGGAGGGGAGATAAATGAGCGTTATAACTTTAAAGAATGATGTTGGAGTTGTTCGGAAGGTACCAATCGGCTTCTCATGGACGATGCTTTTCTTTGGGCCGCTTGTGCCGCTCTTTCGAGGGGATATCAAATGGACGATCCTGTTCTTACTTGTCGTATTTGTTACGTTACCATTTTATGGAGTTGGATGGTTGATCCTACCGTTCATCTACAATAAGCGATACGTTATAGGGTTGTTTGAGCGAGGGTATAAACCCGCTGACGAAGAATCAAGAAAAATATTAGTTGCGAAAGGTATAATTACCGCTACAGAAACGCAAGAAGAGGTATAGTTATCGTAACGAAAAGGAGGAGCAAAAAATGACGAAAGAACAACTCGAGGGATTGGGCTTAACCGTTCATGCCGAATTAGCCGACAAGAAACTTGATGATTATTTTTTCGTTGTAGAAGATAAAACGGGGAATATGGATGTTCTTTATTTTTATCGTAATTCACTATTCGACATGATGATGGTTGCTGTATATCATATAAGTACGTTCAAGAAAAAAGAGCGCAATGAGATGCGTAGACGGCCGCATGACTTTTTGGAAGGGTTTTACCGTAAAATGAGATGGAATGTGCCTGACATCAAGATGGACGAGGGGATTTGGGTGGAGGAGGTTAAAAGAAAGGGCAAATTGATTTAATAAAAATGCTTGGCAGGATTTGTATAAAGATATATAGTATAGATAGAATAGAAAGAAGAGCAAGACAAAAGGAGGAGTAAAAGATGGAGAAAGAACAGTTAACAAAAGCAGGGATGAAAGTTTTGGCAGAACTTCATAATGAGCGCATTAATGATCATTTGTTCGTAATCAGAGATTACGATGGTGATTTAATGATTATTCATTCATACCTCAACGGTTTAGATGAGACGCCCATGGTCGAGTTTTATCTTGAGAGCGCTTTCACACGACGAGAACAAAGGAAGTTACGTCGCAATCCTAAAGCGTTTTTGGAGGTATTCGACCAAAACATAGTGAATGCTGTGCCAGATTGGAGCGAGACTGAACAAGAGTTTGTCGATGCGTTAACGAAATATACACATGAGTTAGAAGATGGGGAATGAGGGGGAGATAACAATGGCATGGCGAGATACGGCAATGAGACTAGCAAAAGAAGCACTGTCATTGTATGGCGACGACGACGCAAGGGTAATTAAGTACATCGAAGAAAAAACAAAAGAAACCGTTGAAGCGATGCCATATTCAGACGTAGCATGGGAGACGGTTTATGATGCTAGAAATACTGATTATCCTGTATATGATGAAGCAAACTTAGTATTAGTTAATGAACATGAGGACTCGATTGGCTTCGACGAAACGATCGACGATGTGATTGCAAGATTGGCGTATTGGATAGTTTGGAATAAGGCGTTGGATTATTATATACAACTTCTAGAAGAGAAGGAGGAGTGAGTTAAATGTCAGTCACAAGGAAGGAAATATTGATATCAGATGCGGCATTAGGGTATTTACAATCAAGCGAGATTGAGCAAGCTTTTTGTGGTGAATGTCCGTGGAATGACTCACGACAAGGTAGGGAACTTTTCACAGGGTTGCCAACTCCGCCAAGCCAGGAGTGTCCTGCTGATTTTGATTTAGGAAGCGATCTATGCGCTATGAAAAGCCAATTTGCTGAGGTCGTAGAAACATTGGCCGATGCAGACAAATTGGCCGGGATGAAGCGAAATGTGAAAATAATTCTTTAGAGAAGAAATTAAAAAGATGAGTAAGTAAAAATGCATCGAAAGTTGAAACATACCCCTTTATGTGATAATATAAAACATAAGGGGGTTTCTTTATGGATGATCTTGTAAAATTCACCGTACCAGGACGACCAATACCGAAGGGCCGGCCACGGCTGGGGATTCGCGGGCGCAAGGCGTATGTATACACGCCGCCAGAGACACGGGAGTATGAGAAGATCGTTAGGAGGAGAAACGGAGGGCTGCTGTATGATGACCAAGGAGCAGTTTGATATTCTTCGTGACGAGTTCTTGGAGAAAGAGGCAAAAATCTTGTACTGGAAACAAGACGAATATTCCTCGGGAGATGATGCGCTTCAAAATTTCCGGGAAGTAGCTGCTTTCATGGGATTAAAGCCTTCTGAAGTGGTTCTCACCTATTTGATGAAACACGTTCAAAGCATTTCTCTGGCAGTTCGGACAGGACGATACGCGTGGGATTGGAACACCAAAGAAGGAGAGGGTCTCAAGCAGAGAATTGTTGATGCGCGGAACTATTTGCTATTGCTAGCTGCTAGCTTGGAGGAAGAAGTGGAGATGAAGAGATCAAAAAACTAAGCTAAAGCTAAAACTTGACAAAAGGTTGAAATTAAACCCTCTTGCTGGTAAAATAAATAGCAAGGGGGTTTCTTTATGGAGCGTATCGCCACCTTCACCGTGCCAGGACGACCACGAGGTAAAGAGCGACCCCGAATGGGCCGCAATGGTAAATTTTATACTCCAAAGACGACTCGAGAATACGAAGAATCCGTGGCATGGTTTGCTAAAGCAGCATATAAAGGAGAACCTACCAAAGATCCTGTAAGATTAGATATGACAATAAGATCCTCGAAGAGTAAAGCTGATACCTCCAACATCCTGAAGTCAATCGAAGACGGTATGAACGGGATAGTTTATGTCGATGACAAGCAAATAAAGGAAATTCATATATCACGAACTGAAGGAGACGGTGAAGGAGTAGATGTTACCGTTTCTTTGTTAAGGAATGGTGATGATGACTAATAAAAAGGACAACGAAGAGAAGAAGCAAACAACAACTAAGAATAAGGGTGGACGACCACGCAAGGCGATAGATTGGGAACAACTGGAGAAGCTGTGTGCAATACATTGCACTGGTGAAGAGTGTGCCTCTGTGCTAGGAGTCAGCTATGATGCGTTAAACGATGCTATAAAGAGAAAGGGCTACTCTGGTTTCCCGGAGTATTTTAAAAAGTACTCTGGCCCAGGAAAAGCATCCCTACGACGCATGCAATTTAGGGCTGCTGAATCGGGGAATGCTACTATGTTAATATGGCTAGGCAAGCAATACCTTGGGCAACGAGATTACAAATATGAGCCGTTAAGTGAAAGTGAGATCCCGCTTGACAAGTTAGTTGAAAAACTTGCTATGTTAAGAGAGCAGCAGATAGCAAAAGAGAAGGAGAAGGAACAGAAAAATGGCGCATAGATATGTTTCAGCTAGCACGTTCGAATGGGGAGACTTTAGCGAGAAAGCTATAAAGTCTATTCTTGAATCCGACGCTCGTGTCAACCTTTGGGAGGGTGCCGTTAGATCCTCTAAGACCATATGTTCTCTTGTCAGATGGTTAGAATACATTAGGACGGGGCCTCCAGGGCCGTTAATCATGATTGGAAGGACAGAACGAACACTTAGACGTAACGTTATAAATGTGATGCAAGGAATGTTAGGGCACCTCATGGACTACCATCAAGGGGCTGGAGAGATCTACGTTGGAGGTAGAACAATATATCTAGCTGGAGCAAACGACGAACGAGCGCAAGAGAAGATACGAGGTCTTACGGTTGCTGGAGCATACGGAGACGAGCTTTCACTGTGGCCAGAATCGATGTACACTGTGCTTCTTTCTAGGATGTCAATTGATCGGGCAAAAGGATTTTTTACTACCAACCCAGATAGCCCATATCATTGGTTAAAGGCAAAATATATTGACCGTGCAGACATGTTAGACATGAAAGTATTTCACTTCAGACTTGAAGACAACGTCACATTGTCGCAAGATTACATAGAATCGCTCAAAAAAGAGTATACAGGCGTTTGGTACCAACGCTTTATCGAAGGACGTTGGGTCATGGCTGAAGGGGTGATATACGACATGTATGATCCTCTTATTCATGTTACTAAGACGCTACCTCAAATGAAGCGTTATTGGGTTGGAGTTGATTACGGGACGAGCAACGCAACGGTGTTCTTGCTTGTTGGACTTGGGGTTGATAATAAATTATATGTTGTGGATGAATATAGACATGAAGCAGGAGAAGGACTAGAGCGTTCGAAGACCGACGCTCAATATGCGGCTGACTTTGTAAATTGGTTAGGGGATCGTAAGCCAGAGTGGATCTTCATTGACCCTTCAGCAAAATCGTTTAGACTCACGCTTTGGAACATGCGAAGACAGTGTCCTGCACTTTCAAAGGTTGCACCTGCAAACAATGAAGTACTTGATGGCATACGAAAGACAGCATCTCTATTGGACGCTAAGAAGCTGTTGATACATGAGAACGCTAAGGGATTGCAAAAAGAAATGTCAAGTTATGTTTGGGATGAGAAGGCGCAAGAACGAGGCGAAGATAAGCCGTTGAAAATGAATGACCATGGGCCAGATGCACTTCGTTATGTTATAAATGGGATTACTAAAGTTTATAATAATGTAATTGCAAGTTGACTTAAATGACGTGCAATTGTATACTCAGCGACGTAAAGGAGGGGAGACGAGATAACAGATGAGAATATTAGATAATTCAACATGGCCTCCAATCAATGCATGGGACAACGAGCGTGCAAAAATGCAAGAATGGGCGGCTTGGTATTCGGGAGACACCGAGCGGCTTGCAAACTACTATCGTTATGTTTGCGGATATTCAAGCACAACTAAGGGTCGTTTTTGGGGCAAAATATACGAAGACGAGAATCGACCCTTAGTCCACGTGCCGATCGCTGGTGACATCGCTGGCGTGTCGGCTGATCTTCTTTTTTCGGAACCACCTACCATTGAGATACCAGAAGCGAAGCTGGACGAAGTTAATAGCGAAGCGCAAAGAGCACAAGACAGACTAAACGAAATCATCGAACAGTCAGGTTTCATCTCAACGATGATATCGGCAGCAGAAATCACAGCAGCTTTAGGCGGTTGTTTTCTAAAGATAGATTGGGATAGTGAATGGTACTCGATACCGCTTGTAACTATTTGCCAGCCCGACGTGGCATATCCCACGTTCGGCATAGCAGGAGACCTTCGCTCTGTTTCTTTCGTTCGAGAAGTAGAACGGACGCAAAGCAAGGTGTGGCGGCATATTGAATATAGAGAAGCAGGACTCATTGAAAATGCTTTATTCGAAGGATCAGATACTTCGCTTGGACGACGGATGCCGTTGGACTCACACGAAAGCACAGAAGGACTTCAAGATGCAGTGATAACTGGAATAGATGACGTGCTTGTTAGATACATCCCGAATCGAATACCTAATCGGTTATTCAGAGGATCACCTTTAGGCATGTCAGACTTTGCAGGACAAGAACCGCTTATGGATGCGCTCGACGAAACGTTCAGTCTTTGGATCGACGACATTCGACGAGCACGAGGACGAATTATTGTGCCTGCACAGTGGTTGGAGAAAGACGATCAGAGCGGAAAGTTTATGTTTGATGAGGATAGGACAGTTTTTGTCAGATTACCGAATATGGGACCGCCAGGAGAAGAGGCACCGTTAACCGTCCAGCAATTCGCAATTAGAGCGCAAGAGCACCAGCAGACAGCGCTTGAATTGCTCGATAGGATTATCACAGCATCAGGTTATAGCCCACAATCATTTGGTCTCAGCATCGAAGGAAGAGCGGAAAGCGGAACGGCGCTTAGGATACGAGAGCGTAAAAGTCTCAAGACTCAGCAAAAAAAGGCCGCTCACTTTAAACCACGTATCGAAGACATCCTTTATCTTGCGTTACAGGTTGATAGGATTTATCTCAATAATAATACACCTATTCAATTTAGACCACGTATAACCTTCGCTGACTCGATACAAGAATCGATGGGCGAGCTCTCAAGTGCTGTGCTTACGATCAGCCAAGCAGAGGCGGCATCTATTCAGACTAAGGTTGAAATGTTGCATCCAGAATGGAGCAATGATCAGATACAAGCAGAAGTCAAGCGCATTATGGAGGAAAGCGGGAGATCCGTTACCGAACCTGACTTTAGAGAGTGGTAGCTATGGCGATTAATCCTCGATACGCTGAACGGTTAGCACGAGAGCTACTAGAACTTTACACAGAAGCAGAAACACGCATGTTAGAAATTGTAGCTAACGAATTAGCTGACGACATCTACGCTCCAGACTGGGCAGCAGTTAAACTAGCAGAAATAAGCAGAGTTAAATCGAAACTAGAAAAGCAAGTAGCGAAACTTGACAAGAAGATGCCAGAAGTGGCAGCAGAAACAGTTAAGAAAGCATACACTACAGGTCAAAAGGGAGTTGAAGCGGATCTCAAGAAGATAAAACCCGACATTAGGACAGGCTTTGGTATGATCGACGAACGTAAGGTCACATTGTTAACTAGACAACTGGCAGGCACGCTTGGTCAAACACATTTGCGCATCACAAGACAAGCTCTCGACGAATACCGAACTATTATTGGCAAAGTCTCACAGATGGTCGAACTTGGAGTCGAAACGAGACAGCAAGCAGCACAGCGAGCGTTAAATGAATTTGCTGATAAAGGTATAACTGGGTTTCGGGATAAAGCAGGTCGTACTTGGTCGCTACACTCATACACTGAAATGGCGACACGTTCTACGACAGGACAGGCGGCTATCGAAGGAGCGATACAGCGGTGGCAGGACAACGACTATGACTTGGTTATTGTAAGTTTTCATGCTGACTCTTGCCCACTTTGCGGGCCGTGGGAAGGACAGATTCTCAGTATCTCGGGGAAAAGTGATCAATATCCGTCACTCGATGAAGCTATTGCAGATGGACTTTTTCATCCTAATTGTGGACATTCTCTAGGCGCATATATACCAGGATTAACTGAAAGACCTACACAAGAGCAATTAGGAAAAGGTGACTTTGAGGAAGCACAACAGCAACGCAAGTTAGAGCGTGACATTCGACGATGGAAACAACGAGAAGCTGTAGCGATCACAGATGAGGAAAAGAAGAAAGCAGCAGCAAAGGTCAGAGAAAAGCAAGCAGCATTACGAGAGTTTGTAGACACTACAGGAAGGAATAGACAAAGAGATAGAGAGCGTATATAATAAACTACAAGATGCCAGGTGCATCTTGAATACAAAAGGGAGGCCGACAGAATGCTTGACGCATTGAGGCATAATTTCAATTTGCAACTATTTGCTGAGGGTGATCCTGGAGATCAACCATCGGGTAGCGAAGAGAAGCAGGAAGCAGTAGACGGGAAAGAGCAAGCGGGGCTGGACCCCGAGGCTCTACGGAAGGAATTGGAAGCCGTTAGAAAAGAGGCGGCTAAATATCGAACTGAACGCAAAGCACTTGCAGAAGAGATAGAGGCTCTCAAAAAGAACCTTGGCAAAGCGCTTGGTTTTGAAAGCGAAAAAGGGAAAGCCGACGTGGATGCAGCTTTGGAGAAGATACAGCAACTGCAGAATGAGATACAAACTGAACGGTTGCAAAACATCTTCAATAAAGCAGCAATTAGCGTAGGAGCTGACATCGAGTTAACATGGGCATTCCTTAAAGGGACAGGCAAGCTTGTTCCTGGGATGACGCAAAAGGAAGTTGAAGAAGTGCTTAAGGAAACATTAGAAGCTTATCCTAAGCTGAAGGCCGAAGAGACACCTAAGAAAAGCGGTGGCACCTTCACCCAATCTAAGGATAAGGGTGGAGCAATTGATATGAACACTGCCATTCGAAAGATGGCGAGACGTTAAAAAAGAAAGGAGAGATATAAATGGCACAAATAGGAACCACGGGGCAGTACTTTACTTCTGAAACCGATGCACTTCCTCTCATTCCGCAAGAGGTTGCGAATGAGGTAATTAACGGCATAACTGAAGCTTCAGCTACACTGAGCCTGTTTAGACGGCTACCAAACATGAGCTCCAGGACTCTAAGGATGCCTGTTCTCAATTCGATGGGTGCAGCGAGCTTTATTGCAGGAACTGTTAATGATGACTTAGAGTTGGGAGCGGACGCAGAAGCACCTGATAGTGTGGCTGAAACTGGTATACCTGGACTGAAGGGCACTCACCAGATGGAG